GTAGCCGGCCATGCGCATGGTGGGCGACGCGGCCCGGGCATCGATCACCGGCTGCAGTGGCGCCGCGTCCCGGGACGCAAACGGGCGCCACGGCAGCGCCGCTGGCCCCTGAATGCTCCCCCTCTCGCTGGTCAGAATGCCCCCACGCCGGCCCAGGATGTCCCGCTCCGGAACTGCCACCGCCGGCCGCGACGTCCCGACCATGGAGCGGGCCACTCCTGCGAGCCCCCCATAGAGCGCCTGCCCGGCCGGCAAGACGATGCTGGCCACATCCCCCCCCAGCCCTTCCGGCTCCAGTCCAAGAGCCACGTTGGCACGCCGGCCGAGATAGGCGCCGGCCAGCATGCCAGGCACCCCGAGCGCGCTGCCTACCGTCGTGGTGAGGGTAGGGATGGCGATGGCGCCCGCTTGCCGCAACAGATCCGGCGCTGGTTGGGGGGTGAAATAGTCCGGCGGCATCGTCCACAACTCTGCCCTGCCGAGATCCGCCATCCTCGGCGCCGGAACGGCCGGACTGCCCACCGCCCGCTCGGCCTGTTGCCGTCCGGCCTCTTGCCGGGCCAGCATGGCCTGCTGGGCCTGGAGCTGTGCGGCCGTATCCCCCACAAACGTCTGCCGGCCGAAGGAGAAGGGCGCCGGACCTGCCGGATCGCCCGCCGCCGGGGCCATAGCTGCCGGGGGACGGTCGGGGAGATCCGGGAGGGCCATGCGGGCGGCGCCAGGCGACAGCGGCGGCAGGCCTGCCCCGTACGGCGATACGGGGTCGGCAGCCTCCGCACGGGCCGGGGTCACCGCGCTCGCGACCCGGCTGAACAGGCCGGGCTGCTGCTGGTGCTGGCGTCTATACTGCTGGACCGTCGCCACATACTGCGGGTTGGAATACTGCCCGCCGCGCCAGCCAATGCCCTGGTTATAGGCCGCAATGCCCCGGCTCTCGTCGCCTTCACGGGCGATGCGATTTTTCAAGTAGGCAATGCCGTAGCGGATATTGGCGGGCACCTCGTAGCGCTCCTGGGGTCGTCCCCCCACATCGATAATCGCCGCCGGTTGCAGTTGAAACAGCTCGATGGAGCGGCCATTGTCGCCCACCGCGTTGGGGTTGAAGGAGGATTCGGCCTGCGCAATCCCCAGGGCCAGGGCGGGATCGACGCCTTGCCGCCGCGCTTCGGCCACAATCATGTCGTGCAGTTGCCGGGTGGTGTAGGCCATCAGTTGGTCACCTCCCACCCCTGGCTACGATACCACTCGACGGCTTGATCGAGCGTCCAGCCAGGTTTCAGTTTCGACTGGATCTCGGCCCGACTGGCGCGCTTCTGGCCCGCCGCGCCCTGGGCCCCCGTCCCGCTCTCCGGCAAGGGCGTGATCCCCGGCTGCTGCGTGCGTAACGGGCCGCGCCCCGTCGTCGCCGCCTCCAGGCGCGCCGTCTTGAGCTGATCCAGGGCGCGCCGGAAGCCCAGGAGTTTGGCCTGGAAGGTCGCATCGGCATCGGTGACGTTGGGGACGATCTGACTCAACCGTTCATATTCCTGCTGCGTAATCGCCGCCCCGGAGCGGGCCCGCAACAGTTGATCTTTCATGTCATGGACGATGCGACGAAAGACGACTTCGCGCTGCGAGGCATTGCCGGCCCACTGTTTCACCGCCCCCCAGCGGCCTTCCCACTGCCCGATATAGTCCGGCTGAAAGAGATCGGTCACATCATCGGTCATGGCTTGCAGCGTGGTCAGTTCGGCCACGGCTTTGGCCGCTTCGCCTTCCAGGGGCTTGTCGGTGCGGGCAATCTCGGCCGCCTCCCGCCCCGTCGCCGCAGCCTTCCTGACCCCACCGGACACGACGAGGTCGTCAGCCCGCCGTAACACCGCCGGCGGGGGCTCACTGCCCCGCGGCAGCCCGGCCTCCTGCATCGCCTGGTTGATCGCGGCATTGAGCGTACTGTCCGTCGCGTACGGATACAGCCCGCCCGCCGCCTCCCGCTCCTCGCGTGCGGCCTTCGTCTCGGCCCGCCCTTCGGCCCGCTGCAAGCGGTTCTCGGTGCGCGTCTCCAGGGCGATGCGGCGCTCGGCCAGTTGCTGATCCACCACCTTCTGCTGCGCCTCGAGGCGGGTTTTGATCGCCGTGGCTTGCCCTTTCCACCCCGCCAGCGAGGGCGCATCATAAAACCTGGGGATGCCCTGCGTCGGGATGCCGGCCCGGGCCAGGGTCGCAATGCCCGCCTCCCAGGCCGCCTGCGGGTCCAGGCCGGCGGCAATGCGATCCTCGACGCCTTGCGCCACCTGGCCGCCCAGTTCCAGGCCCTTGAGCTGATGTTCGAGCTGGAGTTTTTGCGCTTCCAGCGTGTCTTTGCTGGCTTCCGCCTGCGTTTTCAGGTAGCCCTGCTGCGCCTTGAACACCGTGAGCGGGTCAGAGGTGGTGCGGTAGGCTTCCGTAAAGGCGCGTGGCACATCCACCGTGGCCTGCCCGGTGGCGGGATCGGTGACGACCGCGCCGCGGAAGGCCCGCGCCAGGGTGCCGCGTTCCTGCTCCTGGCGCTGCGCCTCGGCGAGCTGCATCTGCTCGACCTGGCCCTGGCGCTGGGCGGCCTGGAGCTGATACACCCCCGCCATGGTCTGCATGGGGTCCCGGATGGGGGTCACGCCTTGCCCGGCGAACAGCGCCAGACGGGGGTCGAGTGGCATAGCTTCACCAGAGTTCTAATAGGCCCACTGATCGTACGGCACACTGTAGGGGTTATAGCCCGCCTGCTGCGGCGAGGGCGTCTGCGGCCGCATCAGGTACATGCTGCCCAGCCCGCCGAGCGTGTTGGTCGCCATGCCAATCGCGTTGCTCCACGCATTGGCGCTGCCGATCTGCCCGGCAGCCAGGGCATTGCCGCGTTGCAGGGCCAGTTCGCCCGCATTCGCCGCATAGTTCGCCCCCAGCGTCCCCAAATACTGACTCGTCGTCTGGCCCGTGCCGGACAGCCCGGCCAGACGGTTATACTGCGTCTGGCGCAGCCCCTGCCCGAGCTGCCACTGTTGCAAGGCGCGGTTGTACTGATCCTGATTGGCCGTCAGCGCCCGGCCATAGCGCAGTTCATTCTGTCCCAGGGCGCGCCCGTATGCCGCGCCGTACTCCTGGCTGCCCATCTGCTGGCCGAGGTCCAGCGCGCCGCGCAGGGCCCCGCCACTGAGCAGCCCGCCGCGCGCCGCGGCGGTGCCTTCCAGGGCTTGCATCCCCGTCTGGAGCCGGAACTGGAAGCCGGGGTCCTGTTGGAGCGTCGCGGCGGTCGGGGGCACGAAGGTGTACTGCCGGGGATCGAGCCCGCGCGGCGCCTGAAACGGCTGCCCGGGCCCCTGCCGAATCATCTGTTGCAAGCGCGGCAGGGCCCATGCCCCGGCTTCGCGCCACGGCGCCAGGTCGGCGCGGGTCTGCTCGAATTGTTCGCGCTGGAGTTGCACCGCCGCGTCCGAGGCGGCGGCCTGGGTCTGCGAGGCCTCCCTGGAGGCTTTTGATTGACTGGCGGAACTGATCGCGGCGGTGCCAATCGTTGCCGCCGCTGCCACTGCCGCCGCTGCCACAACCATCGCTTAGTCTCCTTTGAGCACCTTGGCCCAGGTGCGCTCGATCTCCGTGTAGCCCAGCCGGGCATACAGCGTGCTCAGATCATAATGCTGCTTCGTCCCCAACAGGATCTTGACCATCCCCCCCACGCGCTGCTGCACGGTGCGCTCCACGGCCTGCAGCAGCCGGTAGCCGGCCAGCCCCTGGCGCCATTGCGGATGCAGCCAGAGCACGTCCATGTGGTAATGCAGCGTGGTGGCATAGTGCAGGTGCGGCTTGAGGATGCCCACCACATAGCCCACGAGCTGCCCCTCGGCCCGGGCCGTCACGACGTGCAACACGTCGGCCTGGTCGAGCGCCGTATAGGCGGCGTGGTCGGGCACCAGCGGGATCACGTCCTGGTCCAGCGCGATCTCTTGCCAGTGCAGATCCCACAGCGGGCGGGCTTCGGCCGCAAAGGCGGGCCACGCTTCCTGCTGGAAAGTCAGCATGCGACCTCCTCCCGATCGGGTTCGTTGGCGGTGTGAATGTCGCAGATAACATGGATGCGCTCGGTCTGGCCGTCCCCGAACCACTCGACGCTATGCTCCCGGTCATTGCGGAAATACCACACCTCCCCCGCCGCCATGTGGACGACCTCGTCCTCACAGGTAAAGACCGCCGCCGGATCGGTCTGGAGCACGAGATGATAGCGTCCCCAGAAGCGGAAGCGGCAATACTGGAGGGGATGCGTCCCCACATCGCTATGTCTGGGAATGATGGCTCCCGGCTTGAGGCGTGAGATGATCACGCGTCCGAGTTGCTCACACCCCACCTGCGCACACAGGGCCATGACGAGCTGGCGGACTTCCGGGAGCTTCCAGGCGGCCTCATACCAGACGCACTGGCGCTCCGGCAGGCTGCCATCGAGGGCCTCGAGGCGCAGGATAATATCCTCAGCGGCCGCATGCGGGCTGCCTGGGGTGGCGGTGCGAAAGGTCAAAGCATTCCACAGCTCTGGTTGTCTATAGACGGATAAAAGCGCTGGCTGCACGTGAATGCCTGATGCCAACTGCAAAAAGTACTTCATCCAGCATCTCCTTCACCTCGTCCACCAGGGCTTCCGGCACGACATGCACCTGCGGCACGGTATAGTCTGGATAGCGTTCGATCAGCCGCGCCTGGACCTGCACGCACACGTGAAACAACCGCCGCTCGCGCTCGTTCCGACTCCAGCGCACGCCAGCCTGCTCCAGCAAGTGCCAGATGTGCACCATGGTCCTTTGTCCACCGGCTTCGCCGGTTGTCCTTTGTCCTTCGTCCTTTGTCCCTTGCAAAGGACAAGGGACCAATGACCAATGACACCCACCGGCGCCAGCCGGTGGGCTAGGCCGCCAACGCCGCGCGCACGGCATTGACCGCCGTGGCCAGCCCGGCATCATTCGTCTCGACCACGCCTTCCCAGGCACTGGTGAGATTGTCCCGGAGGGCATCCGCACTCGCCGGGGCATCCGTCAACGTCGGCAGCGCGGTCACGCTGACCACCGCCGGCAAGCCGGCCACCACCGCCGCACGCCAAGCCTCCAGCGCCTCAAGCCGGGTCTCCTGGTCGCTCTGGCTGGTCTCCAACGCCTCCACCCGGCCTTCGAGCGTCGTCACCCGCGCGGTCAGGGCCTCGACGTCGGCGGCGAGCTGGAGGAACGACGCCTGGAGCGCCGTGAGTTCCGCTTCCAGCCCGGCCACGGTGGTGTTCGTACTGCCGAGATCGTCTTCCACCTGCGTAATATGCCCGGCATTGAGCAGGACGCCCCCCGCTAACTCGGTGTTGGTGGCGGATTCATGGCCCCCTTGCCGTTCATAGGACTGTTGAAACCAGGCGAGCCATCCACGGGTCAAGCGCAAGGTCTCGCGCTCGACCACCGGGGTTTGCAGGAGCACCGGGGCTAAGGTCGTGGGCATCAGGATCTCCTACGCAATCGACGCGCCAAGAAACGCCACGGGCACCGGATCACTCACGGTCACTTCCGCCACGAGCTGCCGCGCCCTCCCCAGCCGCCGCCACTCGACCGTCCGGCCATACTGGCCCTGGCGGTGCGCCGTCGCCCAGCGGGCATTCTCCCAGGTGTGGCCGGCGTCTCGACTGAGCCGCAGCATGACCTGCGGGTCACTCCCTGGCACCACCCCGCCGTCCAGGCCGACCCCGGTCTCCATGAGCACGCGCAGCCGCTGGACAAACAGCCATTCCTGCTCCTGCCGCAGCACCGGGATGACGCGCTGGCGCACCAGCGGATACGTGTCGTCCGTGTAGCAGGTCGGGTCCATGGTGTACAGCGTGCCGTCCTCCCAACTGCCCACCAGATGCTGCCCAAAGGCAAACGTGTGCAGGTATGGGCGCCACGGATACCACACCGGGTCCGGCTCCGGGAGCCGGAGACTGTTGGCAAACAGCGTGCCCCGTTCCGCCCAGTGCTGCGTGGTCAGATCATACCACCACGAGGTGTCCAGGTCGGGCACGTACAGGCCGTACCAACTGTGGCCTTCCTGCACATAGGTCATGCCGACGGCCTCGTGGAGCTTTTTCGACTGGCTCAAGACCCACTCCACCGGCGGCGTCGAGATGCGCTGCGGCTGATAGCCCCGCGCCTGCACCACGGCGCCGTGCCCGCGTGGACTGCTCGTCACCCAGAACACCTGGTTATCGAGCGAGCGCGCCACATACGGCCCCACACTCCCCACCTCGATCAGCCCGCCCGGCAGCCGCTGGAAGGGCGTGAAGGGATCGCCGGTCGAGTAGAGCACTTCGGTCGTCTGCGTGCCAAAGAGCCACAGCTCGCGGTGATCGACGAGCAGCCCGACGAGCGGATCGGCGCGGGCTTCGGCGGTGGCAAACGCGAGACTGTCGACACTCGGACTGTACAGCTCGCTCCACTGGTACTGCCCGGTGCCGGCCACGTCCCAGACGAAGCGGCCGTCCAAAAAGCCGAGGGTGCGGCCGGGGCGAAAATCGGGGTCTTCCGTGGCGCTGAAGGCGTTCGTCGCCAGGGTCAGGCCATACCCCTGGGTGCCATCGACGAGGGCCAGCAGGAGGCCATTATCGGCCAGGGAGACGATGCCGGTGCTGGAGCGCAGCGTGCCACGCGCCACCAGGGGCCCGGCGCTGAACAGTTCGTACAGGGTCGGCCCGGCCACGACGAAGACGCGCCCGGTGGTCGAGGTATACAGGCCGCGAATCGGCCCCGCCGCCGCCGGCGCGCGCCGCCGCAAGCCCGGGATGCCGTACAGGGCCAGCGTCGGGGGACTCACGCCGCTGGCGCAGACCTCGGTGAACAGATTGATGGTTCTGTCTGGACTGACGTCCAGGCTTCGTGAGCGATATGATGGCCCGCAGAAAGGAAACTCCATCACCGCCTCCACACATACTGGCCGCTGCTGGCGTCCCACTCCCCGGCCTGCCGGCCGCTCAGCGCCGGGTCCAGGCCCAGGGTCGGCACGACCGTATTGGTGCGCTTGATCGCGGAAAACGCCTGCGCAAACGCCCCGACGAGTGCGGTGGACGCCTCGCGGCCATACTCCACCGCGAGATCGAGCGCCAGGCCGAAGCGTAACGCTCGCTCATACCCCGGCGGAAACGTCAGCTCCGTATCGAGTGACGCAAACCGCCTCAAAGGCACCCACGGGAATAGCCCCAGGACGTGTGCCTCCTGCGGCACCGGCCACACCCGCAACTCCCCCAGCGGGTACGTCGGGGTGTACTGCCAGAGCTGCGGGTAGAGGCTGCTCAGGCCCTTCTGCGCCAGCGCTTGATACTCCGCCTGGCTGGATGCGGTGAGCGGCCATTCCATGTCCTGCCCGGTGAGGGAGAGCACGGCGCCCTCCACCTGCAGCGGGCGCGGCTGGGCGATCATGCCGCCTGGCACCCCCCAGGTATACAGCGCCTGCCCGACGATCAAGGGCACGTCCAGGCGCTGGATGGCGTAGATGGTGAGCCGCTCATTGCTCCACGAGTCCACGAGCTGATTGAGCGTCTGCAAGGCATCGAAGGCTTCCTCGGCGGTCGGCGGCTCGTTCGAGGCCAGCACGCCCAGCAGGCGCAACGTCGACGCGATGAGGGCGCGGGCGGTGGTGGGCATGTCATGGCTCTCCCAGCAAGCGCCGCACGGTGGTCGTTGACACCCCCAGCGCCTCGGCAATCTCGCGCTGCGTGCTGCCACTCTCCCGCATCGCCCGGGCCTGTGCGCGGGTCTCCTCCTGCGGCGCCTCGGCGGGGAGCCCGCTCGCCTCGGAGAGGTCCTCGGCCTCGGGGAAGGGACCGGCGGGACTCCCAGCATGCCCCGGCGCCAGGGCGTCACACTCGGCCTGGTTCTGGACGACGACCTGGCGGCCATCGGCGTAGAAACGATAGGACGGATAGGACGACGGATAGTCGGGCATGAGACGTCTCCATGGGCGGGAGCGCTCCTCCCGCCTCAGATCTCCCTACACCAGGGCCTGCCACATCCGCACGGCCCACTCAGGCCTGCAGGCGCTCTCCCCATGGAGGAGTTCGCAGCGGGTAATCCACTGATCGCTTAAGGCCGCCCACTGCCGCGTGATGCGCAGACTCACCCCGAGCTGGTCATCCGTGGCGCGGCTGGCCTCCGCGCTCTGCGACGGCAAATCCAGGTCCACCGTGGCCAACGTAAAGGCATCGCGGTGGAACGCCAGCCCCTGCACATAGGCCGTGCTGGCCGTCCCCAGCATGGTAATCGGCGCGCTATCCGCCGGGCTATTGGAGACCGTCTGGTACGGTCCAGTCACGGTGATGGAGGGCTGGATGGCAATGGACGCCAGGCCCGTCGCCCCCGAACTCGCGTTGGCCGTGGCCACGAACTGTTGCAACTGGCCGGTCGATTGCTTGTTCTGCGGATTGACGCTATAGACGCCGGCGATGGTGAAGACGTCGCCCTTTTTAACCCGCAACGCGGCGGCCGCGGTCCAGCCCTTGGTCAAGAGCGTCGCGCCGGTCTGGGTGGCGCCGTCCACCTGCGGCGTGCCGCCATAGGGGCCGGTCGTGTGCGCGACCACGTTCTGATCCATCGACCAGCGCCAGCCGCCCATGAGCCCCATCGTGCCGGTCTCGTACTGGTTAGCAATTTGCTCGCTCGACTGGAACAAGCCCTTAAAGGCGCTGACGGCACTGGCCTGCTGGCGCGGGCCAATCACCACCGAGCGGAAGCGATCGCGCGGCGCGGCGCTCTCATCGAGCAGCGCCCCGGCGTTCATATAGGATTGAAAGAGCGTGTCCGTACTGGTGGTGTCCACCATCACCGAGTTCCACACGCTGCTATAGAGTTCGAGCACTTTCCGGTCCACGTCGTTGGCCAGCGTCGCAATGGCCGGCTCCAGCACCCGCTGGCTGTAATCGTCGAGGGACAGGGCGCGTTCGGCACTGGTGAATTGCACCGGGACCACGGGTTGCCACTGGATAGTGAGCGGCGTCGAGGTCTCGATATAATCCTGCGGGGTCACGCTCGGGCCGTTCTGGACGGTAAAGCGCGCTGGCACGCGGATATTGATGGTCGCTCCCACCTTCCCGCCCGCCTGCGCGAATTGACTGTCATACTGCCGGTTGACCTGGCTCGCCATCTTCAAATTGTTGCGGAGTATGGCGAGGGCCCGGCGGGTCACG